CATCATCATTAACATCATCATTAACATCATCATTAACATCATCATTAACATCATCATTAACATCATCATCTAATAATTCATTAATTATATTGTCATTTTCTAATTGTTGTACTTCTGATTCAGTTTCTAATTGTTGTACTTCTGATTCAGTTTCTAGTTGTGTATCTTTTATATGGTCTAATGATTCGATGTATGAATGTATCTCCTGATTTAATCCTTGTTCAGAACCGATATTGTCGCTTATAGTATTATCAATATCTGATTCGTCAACTTCTTCTAAAGATCCTGTATGATTCTCAAGAGAACTATTAATTACCTGAGTGTCTTCTACTAAATCTTTTGGTTTTTCTATATTATTTTTTTTTATTAAGCAAGAATTGAAAATTGGTTTGTTATTTAATAACATGATTTGTTTCCCAACAACTTCCACTTGAAAACTTCTAGCTGAAAATTTAATCCCCTGAATCTCAAGTATAGGTATAATTTGGTCTGAATCCTTAAGTTCTTGAATTGGAATCATTGTTTCAGTTTCATCATACACGGTGCAAAAATATTTTGAATTTATTGTTTTATTTTTAGGTATATTTACTCTAACTAAATGAAATTTACCGCCCTTAAATGCTCTAGTAATTGGATTAAAACTATTTTCAATATCACTTTTATCCATCTCATTTTGAAACCATATTTCTTTCTTTGAATAAATTAATTCTATTAATTTAGTCTCTAATGTTTCAAACCATTCTATTATTTCATCATCTTCGTTTGTAAATTTTAAATCTATATAAGCCTTTTTATTTGTTTCATTTAATCCTTGTTTTGTTAAACATTTAAGAGTTTGGATATATAGCGGATTATTATTGCATCTTATTTTTGTAAAATAAGCACCTCCTTGTACGGCTACAGGTTGTGAAATAGTAATATTTGAGAAATCAAAATCTTTATTCGCAAAATGTATTTCTTGTTCCATTATACAAAAAATAAGATTTTTTATATTTAATTATAACACGCTAAATATTCATAATTATTTTAACATAATAATTTATGAAGAATCAAATAATAGAACAATGTCTAAATATATTAGCAAGAGATGACGTTAAACACGAAGTCAAAGAATTATTTAAACCGCTAGTTAGTTTGATAGTCCAAGAAATTTATCCATATATTTATTTGTCATTGATTTTTGTAATAATTAGTTTTTTACTAATTTTAGGCATTTTCTATTTACTTTTGCGTAATAATTTAAAAATATTCCAAATCAAATAATAATCTAAACACATAATATATTATGACTGGAAGTAATCTAAGATCTGTACATCCATATGTACAACAACAACAACATTCTTCATCTGTACCTGGTTCAGTATCTAATTCTTTGACTGGTGGTAAGAAAAGAAATAGTTGCAGAAGAAGACGTTCTAAAAAGGCTGGTTCATGTGGATTAAAAGGTGGTATGGGTTTTACACATATCATCCGTGAAGCTTTAGTCCCTTTTGGACTTTACACTTTACAAAAAAGAACTCAACGTCGCCGAAACAAAAAATACATGGGAAAATCTAGAAAAATCAAAAAATCTAGAAGGTCTAGAAAATCACGTCGTTAAATAGTCACTTCATATTTTTCATAAATATTTTTAAATTTAAAAATATTTATTTAGTATATAATGTCTTCACCTAATACAGATTCTGTTGCTTCTTCTGGATGCTCGTATACCGATGGTGCTCAATATGTAGGATGTCAAGTCGCCGCTAAGGGTTGGCCTACTCCTATGTCTGGTGGAAAAAAATCTCGTTCTGCTAAGCGTTCTCGTTCTGTTAAGCGTTCTCGTTCTGCTAAGCGTTCTCGTTCTGCTAAGCGTTCTCGTTCTGCTAAGCGTTCTAGACGCGCTAGAAAAGCTGGTGGATGCGGATGTCAAGCTGGTGGTAAAAGAGGTAAAAGCGGTGGTATGATTGGTTTAGTTAAACAAGCCATTGTACCATTTGGCCTTTTAGCTGCTCAACAAAGATCAAGCGGAAGAGTTAAACGCGGAAAAAAATTTTCTTATAAAAAAAGACGTTAAACACTGAATTTATATATGTTTAAAAATATTTAGATATATAAATCCAACTTATATAATGGAAAGCTTTCAAGAAAACGTAAAACACTGGGTTCAACTAGATTCCCAACTTAAAACTTTAAATGAAACAACTAAAGAACTCAGAAATCAGCGAAACGAATTATCTAACGGTATATTTGATTTTGTTGATGACAATAATCTATCCTCATCTACTATTAAAATTTCTGACGGTAGACTTAAATTCGCTCAAAATAAGCAAACTGCTCCTTTAACTTTAGGTTTTTTAGAAACATGTTTGAGTGACATTATTAATGACGAAGAAAAAGTCACACAAATTATGGAATATATTAAACAAAAAAGAGATGTTAAGTATGTTCCAGATATTAAGCGGTTTTATAATAATTAATTTATGTTCGCAATATGTATATGAGTGACATGTTAGATTTAGATTTTGATAATGATTTTGTATTTATGAATAATAAAAATGGTGATTTAACTGGAGCTGGATTCAAAATACATTCCGACTTATTAAAAGATACTCTATACGGTGGTTCATCACACGATACTCAAAGAGGGGGTGCGAGTATTTTATCTACATTGAAAGATCTAGCAGTCCCTGCCGGATTATTTTATACGCAAAAAAAATTACAAAAAAATCATTTAATTAAATATGAAAATAATCCTGAAATTATAGAAGAGTCTGTATACGATAGTTTATTATCATTACTCGATCCTAGTAGCCAACCAAAACATTCTATTAAAACTAGACGAAAGAGAGAAAATAAACGTAAAATGTCTAGAAAGAGAAAATAAATTATCTAACCCACTTAGAAGCACTTTATATTATTACAAATTGTAATTATATAAAATTCTTTAAATTAAACTCCAAACATTTTTATTGAATGGCGAGACCAATATTTCTGGAATCTTTCGTCTCCAATAGTCTACTAACTTTTCTTCTTTAACATCCTTTAATGTTCTAGGATAAAGTGGTGTAGAATTCATAGCATCCTTTTCTTCTTGTGTAATCTTTGGTTTATACCCATAACAATTTACACCAAATCTAACATTCTCATTCGCTATATATCCACCATTAATACCAGCACGTCCACAATCGTTCTCGTGACCTTCTACATTTTGTAAATAGTTCCAGGTTTTCTTTTGTGTAGGAAATAATGCTAATTGTCTATCCGACCAACCATAACTACACCATTCAGCACCATTCTTATATGAATTCTCTACTTCACTGTATGTTGCTAAACGACCACCATATGCTTTACACATAGCACCAGCATCATCATATGTATATTTATTTCCAGGAACATGGAATACTTGTTCCTTTAACTTTATTTCAGGAACAGGTGCAATTTCATCAGGTCCACTATTTTGTTGTTGAACTGTTAAATCAATTGAAGGTGTAGCTGTAAATATATTATCTAAACGAGCTGTTAAATTTATATTATAAAAATATTGTAATCCGTTTAATACTACTACCACAATCAATACACCACCCATTATTATTGTTAATAATTTTGTAGAACCATTTCCACCAGTTTCACCAGCACCAATAGTTTCGCCTTTTTTTCCTAAACTAGAAAATATTACAATAAACATTAATATTATCAATGCTAAGAACAATACGGATGACATACCTAAATTCGATCCCGAATTAGATGTATTATTATTATTGTTTCCATCTAACTGAACTGTTGGTATTCCTAATATAGAGTCATATGACAAATTCATTATATTATATATATGAATTCTTTATTTTTTTCTATAGAAGAGACAATAACCTGATGTATTATTTAATCCATCAAAATTTATTTTTGAAACATTTGTATCATTAAATAAATACCAATCGCCACTTTTAACCTTTATCGTTGCTGTGTAGTGACCACCCAGTGTTCCACCACTATGATTACATACCCCATATAGTTCGTATTTGTACGATGTTTTATCATATCCAGATACATACTTACTTAAATCTAAATCATCTAACTCTAAATCAACTGGTCTCTGGATTTTCTTCCCGTCATATGTAAATCTTTTCAAATCTAATACCATTATCTTAGGTAAACTCCAGAACTTTATTTTTTTTGTTACTGTCTCTCGTTCCTTTGTCTTTTCATTTATCCATCCATTATCACCTTCTAACGTTTCATCGCTACAATATTTATCGAAACAATCTAATATACTACACGATGGTTTATCCATATTAATTGGAATATCTATAATAAAATATGGCTCTGGTTTTACACTCATAATCTTTTCCTTATTTTGGATTATTGATACGTGAATTCCATAAAATATATCTAAAAATTCTGAATACTCCTTACTATACATATTTTTCATCATTTCAAAACATTTTATTGCCATTTTATCTGTTTTATTTTTTACATTCCCATTTATTACCATATCCACTTCCCGCCTCATTCCATTATGAAATGTGTCGATTATAAACAATAAAAACTCTGGTAAATCATTTTGCGCATACCCTGTAAAAATATCACGATCTTTCTTCTTTGCTACATATTGTATTGCTTTTAAGAACCCACCTGGCGATATGATCCTATTTTCCTCCCACATTAATTTTCTTAATTTATCCCACTCCACTAATAACTTCGAATCTATTATATATTGTTTATCATGATACGCCGATAGTTTGTTTTTATAATTTCCTTGATCTTTATCTAAAAAATCATTTAATTCATATGTATGACTTAGTACTTGCATACATGAATTTATAAAACATGTATTTCCTAGATTTGCTAATCCTGTTAATCCTTTGACATTGCTCATACTAATAATTATATACAATGTAATGTAATTTTTAAACTAATATAATAAATATTTAAATAAAGTGCGAATATATTATATAATGGACGACAATGATCGCATTAATAGCAATACTCAAAACAGATTATTGGATATTTACACACTATTATTAAATAATACATTACTTAACTATAGTCAAACAATGGATACTATCCAGCAAATAGAACAGGGAATTAGAGAACTTGTACATAATAGACCTACTATTAACGAATATGATAGACGTAGTAACGTACAAAATAATAATTTAGCAGACACTATAGACGAATCGTTATATAATATTTTATTTCCAAACAATACCCGTACACCAAGTAATCCTACTACATCAAACAATGATCGCAATAGTTCGTTTAACACTTACGACAGATATAATAATGATCTATATAGTAGATCTAGGCTTTATAATAGAACAAATAATACCAGGACCAATGTATCTTCTCCTCACACATCTAATCCTCGAACATTTAATTCTAGAACATCTAATCCTCGAACATCTACTCCTCGCACACAAGCTACTCCTCGCACACAAGCTACTCCTCGCACACAAGCTACTCCTCTAACTGGATCAACATTTTCATTTCCATTGTTTAATACTATGAATACAGATAATCTAACACCAGTTATTGTAAGACCTACTCAACAACAAATTAGAAATGCTACAGAAATTATATGTTATTCAAATGAATTAGAAAATACTATTTGTCCTATCACTCAATCGTCATTTGAAGAAACTCATGATATTAGACGTATTAAATATTGTGGTCACTGTTTCATGAACAATTCTTTAATGAGTTGGTTCTCGCGAAGTACTATATGTCCTTTATGTAGGTATGATATAAGAGAATATACTACATCAACTATCCATCAAACAAACGAAAATGCTAATGTACCTGAATATGTAAATGATAATGATGATGTTAGAGTCAATACAGATCCTACAACTGTTCCAGATCCTACAACTGCTCCAGATCCTACAACTGTTCCAGATCCTATAACTGTTCCAGATCCTACAACTGTTCCAGATCCTACAACTGTTCCAGATCCTACAACTGTTCCAGATCTAGAACGATTTCTTACTACATTTACTAACCAGCTATCTGAAACATTCACAAATCAGTTAATGAACATTGACGTCTCTTTCAATGAACTAGCTAATCGTGATTTAAATTTGGAATACACAATGCAAACCCCCTTTAATATATTTACTCTTACATCAACATCAACATCAACATCAACACCAACATCATTGGAAGATATTTTTCGCGAAAACAATTCAACTAGAGATGACGATGATACTGACGACACCTAGGTGTAAAATATAATTATAAATATTTAAAGTTATTATTATACATTATTTATGCTTACTCGTTATCAAAAAAAGAACGGTATTAATAGTTTACTTACATTTAAACATAAGTTATACATATTTATGAATAATATCAAATCATTATTTTTGTTCTATATTGGATGGATTTGTTTACATTATATATGTTCACAGTTTTACATATATTATTGTGTACCATCATCCTTATATGGACTATTTATTTCACCATTTCTCTCGATGACTCCTCAATGCGTTGGATTTAGATGGGTAATTTTTGAATCAGGACATATATTTTATACAATGTGGATGGCGCTCGGAACGTGGACTGTTTCAAATATTTTAGCAATTACATCAACATAATTTGAAACAAGAGGTTATTGTCGTCAAATTAAATGAAAATAGTCCATAATAAAAAATAATATTTTATAACTATTATTTTTTATAACTACTAACCTAAACCTAACTAAAGAACGAAGTAATGCTTTTCATATTATTTTTCTGATTCTCAGTTACGCGTAGATATTTATCAAACAATAATACCTTTACTTCTTTATTTCGCATATCCGATATTTTATTATTCAATTTTTCTGGATCGGTAATCGTCTGCTTTAATGTATCTACCTTCATTTGAAAATTTTTCTTTTTTCTTTTAAATGAATCCATATCCTCTAATACTAATGCAAACACTTGTTGAACTGGCTTCATAATTTGATTTGTAATGTAGAATGAATAATTTGGACGAATATTGTTTTTAATAATATACTCTGGATGCTCTATTTTATCACCTTGTAACGCATTCTTCTTTTTCGATTCAATATATACAAATGGTATTCTGTCGCCACTACTAGGCTTATTACCAGAATCTCGTTTACCCATTCTATCAGCCAATACTTTGTGTGCAATTTGTTTGGGATTCTTATAATTAGACCGCAACGATTTTGTAATAATTAATTTATCCATTGGATATTTTTCCTCAATAATATCTTGAAGACAACTCTGTAGAAACTCTACTGCTTTTTGAATATCCTTCTCCTTCATTAGAATATCAATAATCCCACCATAAACATCCTTAACAATTGGAGCATTATCACGACGCTTCAATACAATACCCATACTATTTCTTTTACATTTATTCGGGTCCTTTTCATATAACATACCAACATAACGCTTTTTCGATAGGAGACAGAATGGCATGAACGTCTTTTCATATTCCAAATCATGTGGTTTCTTTAAAAACTTCGTCGCTAATTCACCTGCTTCTTGCGCCAAGTCAATTGTAATTTCTAGCGCCTTTTTACCTCGAATATCTTCTCCATCTAGAGTCTTGAGATTGAATGTAAAGAATACTGAATCCGTATCACCATACACATATTCAGCGTTTGAATGAACCTTACCATAATTTTTCGTATCTACAATTAAATCACCATATGTTTCTTCAATTACACGTTTTCCATATGTTAATAATTTGCGACCAATTGCCGTACAAGATGCTGCAACATCCTTTTCATAAAATGTGCTTGTTTTCGCACCACATTGACCATACAATGAATTGGCAGTTAATTTATAACTAAGTTGTCTTTTATCTAGAATATTTTTCATAAATTCGTCGGTTTGTTGAGGAATCATTTTTCTAGTTGCTTTTCTAGATGCAAGTAGTTCCTCTAGAATAGACGGCATAATACCACGACCTTCGGGAAATTGTGCGAATCTACACGTTTTCGTTCCACAATGAACCTTTTCTGATTTACCACTAGGCTTTTTAATCCATTTAAAACTATCATATGTCACATCTACATATTCATAATTAGGTAAATTATCGTATATGAAATTTCCACTTAAATCCTTTTCACCAGTTTCATTAATCTGATCCCCCTTCAAATTATATTCCCTTGTCCACACCTTACTATCGTGAGATAAGTTCTCACTAATCATAGATGACGGATATAGAGAACTATAATCTACACACGCGACAGGATTGTCTAGATATAAATCACATTTTGGATCCAATACAATGGCTCCTTCATAACCCTCATCAAACATGGGTTTTTCCAAAACAGGCATTAATGTCTTCTTCTCACGACATTTCTTTGCAATATAACTTGTTAGTTTTATGCCTTGACCACGCATTACTAGGAAATTAATAGGAACACTACAAATCTTAGACATCTCGATATAACCCGTCATTACATCGATTTTATTCATCAAATGATGAACCAAGTTACAATCCTGAATACAATATTTCGCAATAATTGCACGCTCGTTTGGACCTTCATTTGTCATTCGGAAAATATCTTGAGGAGTTACATCGTCCTTGGCTAGACCCCATTTGACTTGTTTGGTCATATCTGGACTCTCGACGCCCTCGATTTCAAAAGTCCCATCTACTTTATTCACATTAAATACCTTTGATTTTTGACCGTCTTTATAATAATCGCTAGAATGACTCGTTTCTTCAAAATTAATATAACTTCCATTTTCCAATCCAGTCAAATTCTTACTATATATTTTTGTCGATTTGTTACCAGGTTCTACTTTTTTAACACCATCACCAATGAAATATCCAGACACATGATCCAGCTTGTATGATGTCAAATTATAGTCTCTACGGAAATAATTATATAAGTCCACTTGTAATCTACCATTCATTTTAATAAACCGCAACTCGTGCTCGCCACTCGCAATCACAATCTTGCTTTCTTCAATTTTGATGTTTCCAGTTTCCTTGTCTTTTTCACCACATATCTCGTCAATATTTCTAGATAATTTTAGAAATTCCTCTTCACAATTATTTTCACGCGAACGAATATGAATAAACTGATAATCAAAACCAAATATGTTATATCCAATAATAATATCTGGATCTTCTTTCAATATTAGATTTCTCCACGCAAGTAAAAGCTCCCGTTCTGTTTTATATGATTCTATTTCACTATTTTCAATTTCTTTAATATCGCTACAAGTATCTAATACTACACAATTATTCAGATATGGTTTTTCTTCACCATATCGCAAAAAGGTTGATCCAATAAATGTCACTTTATCACCTTCCAATTCAGGAAATTCTACTGTCTTAAATATATCTGTAATTTTATCTACCTTGTCTTCGCGTTTAATAGTACTATCATTTATCATATCAATAATATTATCCCTGGTTACATTTACCTTTCTACGACCTTTATTATCATCATAGTCACCATCGTCACCATCGTCCATATTATTCATTCGTTCAAACATATTTTCAATGGTATTTTCATCCCCATCGCTACTTTTTACAGTTTGAACATCAATTGTAAAGAATGTTGTCAATAATTTATTTATCATCGACATTGATGGTTTTGATTTTGGAAATACCTTATCAATATTAACCATATCGTCGAATCCAAATGCAGTTTTTATAACCTTGGTTACTTC